GGAAAAATTCTGACCAAGCATATCTTAATGATTTATCAAAAATAGACAATGAATATGTATTAGCTAGTAGAGAAAGAAAAGTAGCAGATTTTAAAACAAGCCAAGAAAAAATTAAAAAACAATCACAAGCCTTAAATTTAAATGCCGGTAATGGTGATAAAATTATACAAGACATTGCAGGAACATATGATATGTCATTCTTAGATACAGCAAGAGATTACGAAACTGATGTTATAAAATTAATGAGCCAAGAAAGAGAAGCTTATGCGGCTCAAGCAAGAAGATACAATAGTCTTCCACCTGTAGTAATGCCTAGTAAAACAGGTTTAATGCTTCAAGTTGCTACAGCAGGAGCTGAAGGTTATGCAATGCATAAAGCCTTAACTGCACCTAAAACTTCACCAGTAAATACAGTTGGAAAAAATAAATTTACACAATATGGGTATAAATAAACATGGCATATAAATCAAGAGTTACAAACAAATACATGGGCTCTACGTTTGCAGGTAGAGTAAATTCAGCAACTAAATCAGATGCAACAGATTTAGTAAATATTTTACAAAAAGATGTTAACCCTGCAATTAGTAGAATAATGGTTGCTGAGGTTGAAAAGAAAAAAGACACAGCTACTCAAAAAATGAATGAGTTAATGTTAACTAAAGATGCAGATACTATTCAAAAAGAAATATTGTCTGGTCAACATCCTGAACTTAGTGGTAAGTATGTGGAAAAAACTGTTGAATATCACAATGGTAAAATACAAGCTGTTGATGCTATTAAAAAGATAGAAGAGAATAAAAGTAATTATGATTTTTTAGAAACTAATTTACCTGCTTTTTACAAACAATATTTACCTAGTTTTGCAGATAAAGATGGTTCTTATACTTTAGGTTTTTCATCAGTATTTAATGAATACAAAGCAAAAGAAGCAATTAAAGATGCAGAAGTTAGAAGTCAGTATGCTTACACTAAAAAAATAAATGATAATGTTAAAATAGTTTTAAATGGAGAAGAAGGAACTGAATGGGACATTATTAATAAAGGTTTAGATTATAAATTACCACCAGAAGAAGGTGGGGCAACTTCAAGAATGTTTTTAACTAACACAGAAAAAAATGATGTAGCTCTTGAAAGTGCAAGATTTTTATTAGACACAGCAACGAGCAGTGATGACATAGATAGAGCTTTAAAAATATTAAGTGCACCTAGAGGAATAGGTAAAGATGGTATGAATTTAGGTTCTTTAGTTAGTACTAAAAGAAGTGATGTTTCAGATTTAGTTAAAAAATTAAACAATAAAAGAGTTTCTTTAATAACTACGGAAAGAATACAAAATGAATATCAAGAAAATTTACAGAAAAAAGATGTAATTAAAAACTTATTTGAAAATAACCCAGATGGTTCTGAAAAAACTTTTGCACAAAAACAACAAATATTAGAAGAAGCTAAAAGTTTTGGAGATATTAGTTTTTATAATTCTATAAACAATATTATTACAAGTGATATATCTCAAGTAAATGATAATCCAGATGAATTAAGCGATTTTATGAATAATGTTTTAGAAGGTGGTTTTACGTCTTTAACCGATATGATAAAAGAATTTGATAGTAAAAGATTTTCACAAGACCATTTATCTAAAGCAATTACTTATTACAATACATATGAAACAAGATATGAAAAAGGTTTAAAACCTATTCATCAAACAGATGAAACTTACACTACTTCTATGGCATATATTTTAGATGCTGTCTCTGAACCTTTTAGAGATAAATTAGGTAATATTATGAAAGGTGGTGAGTATGCTCAATATAGAGCTAGAAATTACATGATTAGCACTATAACAGAAGAAGAAAATAAATTTAAAGAAGAAAATGGAAGAGCGCCTACTGCATTAGAAAGACAAAAAATAATTACAGAAATAGGTGATTATGTTATTAAACAATTTAGTACAAGACAAAAAGATATTGAATTATTATCTTTTACTGATATTGAAAAAAGAGAACAAGAAAAAGAAGTTAAAAGACAAGCATTAGAAGAAAAATATAAAAATGTTGGTTTAGATGTTCCTCTTTCAAATTTACAAACAGCTTTACAAAATAAAAATAATATACCAGAGTTACCTAAAATGGAAACTTCTTTCTTTAAAGCAAGAGAAACAGAAAGACAGGAGTATCTTACAAACACAGTACTACCTACTGTTCAAGATTTTTTAACAAAATCTTTTGGAGTACAACTAACACCATCTATGTGGGAAGCGCTAAGTGATGAAGATGCACAAAATGTTTACGGTAATGTAGCTAACGCTTTTAAAATAGACCCTAAAGTTGTACAAGTAGTTATAGGAAATATCCTTAGAGGACAACAATAATGGCTGAAATACCATCACTTACACTTAACAATTTAAATTTAAATAAAAATAGCACTATAGACGATATAGAAATTTTTGGTGTTAATGTTTCTGAAGTACAAAAAAATAATCTTAAAAAAGCTAAAGATGCTGAAAGCGCATTAGAAGAAATACAAACAGAAAAATTTTATAACACTTTAAAATCTTATTATTCATATAGAGAAAATGATGCTAATTTTCAAAACATGTCTCATGCAGATTTATTAGATTATTTCTATGAAGACAGGTCTTGGAGAAATAACAACACTATTTCTATGGGTTTAGATTTAAAAGATGTTATGGGAAATGATGAAGAACGTAATAAACAATTTGCATATATTGCACAGACTTATAATCAACTTCCTTCTTTTTGGTGGAACCAACCTGAACGTAGTTTTTCTGACTGGTTAATTGACAACGGTGGAGCTATGGTAGCTGACCCTGTTAATTTAATTGGTGTAGGTGTTGGTGGACAAGTTGCCAAACAATCTTATAAAGAAACTTTAAAACTAGCATTAAAAAATAAAATTGCTAAACAAATTTCCAAAAACACACTTGCTGAAGTACAAGAAAGAACTACAAAAAATGCTTTAGGAAAAGCAATTAAAAAAGGTGCTTTAGTAGAAGGTGGTATTGGTGGTATTACTGCATCAGGTCAAGATGCTATTTTACAAAACACTGCAATTAAAACAGGTGTACAAGATGAGTTTAGTTTAAAACAATCAGCATTAGCAACAGGAGCAGGATTTGGTTTTGGTACAATTTTTGGAGCAGGTTTTAGTTATGGTGGTTTTAAATTAGGTACAAGGCAAATGAATAATCAAGCTATTAAACAATTAGATGATTTACATAATTATGGTAGAGATGATATTACAGGTAGACAATTGTTTGTAGATTTAGCAACACCTAAAAAAGAAAGATTTTTCTATCAAAATTTAAGTAAAAAACAAATAGACGACATACAAAAACGAAGTACAATTAAAGCTGATAGTCCTGATAAAATGGCTGATGCAATGTTACAAGGTTTAGGAAGAGGTATTAGACCTGATGATAAACCACCTAAAGAACCATTTAATTTTACTAAATATGATGCTACAGTTACAACTAGATATTTAAAATATTTATCTAATAAAATATTAGAAGATGTAGATAGTGGTAAAGTAACATTTAAAGATATTGAATTAGCGGCTGAAAGAATGGGTAAAGACCCTGTTGCTTTAATGAAAAAAATGAAATCAAGAGTAAAAGCTGATAAAGAATTAGCGGCTGAAATTGTTGCTCATGCTGATTTGATGTTTAGAACTACAGATGATTACATTAAATTAACTCAAATGTATTCTGACCCGTCTATAACACCTAAAGAAAAAATTAAATTAAGTAAAAAACTTGCTATTTATGAAGATTATTTAAATGATTTAATTGTTACACAAAAATCTGAACAACAATCTATTGCACAAGCACAAGTAGCAGGTAGAATTACTAAAGATAAACAAAGAGCTACAGAATTAATTATTAATCCAGAAGACCCTAAATGGAAAGATTTAAAAGCTCAAAATAAAGACGCATATTATGAAGCAGTTGCTAAATTAGAAGATAACAACCACGTTGTTTTATCTTTACAAAATGCAAAAAAAGTTAATTCATGGGATTTAGCGGCAGAGTATGTAAACAATAATTTATTATCTTCACCTGATACACACCTTTTAAACATTATTTCCGGTCTTACTCAAACACAATGGAAACCTTTTGTGATGTTATTAAGGGCGGCTAACTTATCTATTAGAGATAAAAACAGAGCGGCAGTTGTAGCAAGAGAAGCCTTAGAAACTTATATTTATCAATATACATATACTTTACATGCTTTAAAACGAATGTACAAAACGTTTAGAGCAGGCAGACCTTTATTAGATGCTACACAAATGAAATATGATAGCAACATTAGACAAGGTCAATTACAAAGATGGATTAATTCTATGGGTGAATTATTAACATCACCACTAGGTAAAGCAGGTGCTTTGTTGCAAAGAGGTATTGTAAATCCAGTAGCTTACGGCGTTACATTACCAATGAGAGTTTTATCAGCAGGAGATGAATACATGAAAACTATGATGTATAAAGCAAGAATGACTGCTCAAATTAATAGTTTAATTATGAAAAATCATCCTGAAGTTTTAGGTGGTAATTTAAAATCTTTTAAAGATAGATTTACAAACAGAGCAAAATATAAAGAATTATTTAGAAAATATGAAGCTCAATATATTTCTAAAAGTGGTGAAGCAATTCCAACTTCTGATATTAATATTAGAGGTTTATCTGATGAAGATAAAACTAAAGTTAATGACCCTTTAGAATATGCTAGAGAAGGTACTTACACACAGTCAGCATATTCTGTTAATCCTAAAACAGGTAAAAAAGAAGGTGGTATAACAGGAAAAATATTACAATTAACAAGTACTGGTGGTGGTTTTAAACCTTTAAGAGCACTTGGATTACACTTTATAAATACACCATCAAATTTATTAAGATGGAATTTTCAACACTTACCTCTTTTAGGTAGATACCAATTTCAAATGAGACACATGCTTGCTAAAGGTAAAGATGGAAAATATTTAAACACAGAAGCGGCGGCAGAAGCAAACGCTAGAATACAAGCAGGCTACTTATTGTGGGGTTCAGCAATTTTAGCGGCGCAAAATGGTACATTTACTGGCGGTGGTTCAAGAAACTATAAAGAAAATAGAGAAAGAACAAATGCGACTGGTTGGCAAGAATACTCATACAAAACAGATGATGGTAGATTTATTTCTTTAAATAGATTAGACCCAATATTTATGCCATTTTTTATTGCGGCTGATATATATGAAGCTATTCAAAACTTTTATAGATATAATGAAGATATGCCAGAAGATGTTGAAAGACAATACACTGAGTTAGCTATGGGTGTTATAACTTCTTTAACTAAAAATATTACTTCTAAATTTTATACTAAAAATATTATAGAAACAGCATCACTAGCTTTTGGTGGTGAGATAATGCAATCACGAAATCCTGAAAAATTAGCAGACAGTGTTCTTGCGCGTGCTATGTTTAAAATAGCTCCGTTATCAGGTGGTTTTAGATATTTAAGTAGAGTAACTGAAGATGAACAAAAAGAATTATACAATCTAAGTGATAGAATAACAACTTATACTTTTTGGAAAGAACAAAATCAAATGCCTCAACGTAATATGTTTGGTGAGCCAATAGATAGAAAAAATGGTTGGTTGTTTGGTTTAGGTGGTAAAACTGGTTTATGGTCTTCACCTTTTGCTATGACTAAATTTAAAAATACAGAAACTTCTAAATTCTTTGAAGAAAGAACATTTAATTATAAAGCACCACCTTCAAAAGATAGAAATACTGGAATAGATTTAAAAGAACTAAAAGACCCTGTTACAGGTCAAACTGCATATGATATGTGGAGAGAAAAAGTTGGTCAAGTAGAATTAAATTATAAAGGTAAAAATGTTAATTTAAAAGAATATATTGAAGAATTAATTGCAGATAAAAACAGTGATTTATATAATACTACAAGTAAATTGTATATTGATTTAAATGGTTCTATAGAAGACGCTAGACAACAAATTATCTTAAATATTGTTCACGCGGCAGAAAGCGCCGCTTATGCTGAGATGTATAAAAACTTTCCAATTATAGAACAAACAATGTTAAAACGTGGTTTAAATATACAAAATATTCAAGATAATTATTTAAAAACTTATTTAAATATAGTAAACCAATAAAGTACCCCTTTTAGAAGAGATAAACACAAACTATGGCAAATTCATTCGTAAGATACACCGGAAACGGCACAACTACTACATACGCTATTCCTTTTAGTTACCGTAGTACAGATGACTTATCTGCTACAGTAGCGGGTGTTAGTGTTACAGCATATACTTTAGATGCCGCAGGTACTAATCTTACATTTACTACAGCACCTGCTAATGGTGCGGCTATTGAAATAAGAAGAACAACAAGTCAAACAACAAAATTAGTAGATTATGTTTCAGGTTCAGTTTTAACTGAAAACGATTTAGACACTGATAGTGAC